TGACGCTCTGTTGGCTACTCAAATCACCGAAGGTCTTACTTTCTATGTTTCGTTTGCTTGCTCGTTTTATTTCGGTTATCGGGGCAAGATGGAAGGGAACGCTAAGATCATCAACTTGATCTCTAGAGATGAAAATCTCCACGTCGCTATTACTCAAAATATCTTTAAGATTCTCCGTGATAACCCGAAAGAAGGCTTTCAAGAAATCGTAAAGAAGAATGAAGATCGCGTTTACGAAGCATATCGTATGGCAGTAGATGCTGAAAAAGAATGGGCCGACTATCTTTTCTCTCGCGGGAACTTGATTGGACTCACATCTGATTCGCTCAAGAACTATGTTGAATGGCTCGCTGACAGCCGCTTAACTTCTATGGGTTACAAGAAAATCTACAACGTTAAAAGCAATCCTCTTTCTGGATGGCTGGATAGCTTCTACGACAGCAAGAAGATTCAAGTAGCTCCACAAGAAACAGAAATCTCGTCCTACGTTAAAGGCGTAGATAACAAAATGGATGAATCTGTGTTCCAGATGAATCTTTAATCCAAGTAGAGGTTGTCTCCTCTTGGGTCTATCCAAGTTCCGTTTATTTTAAAGAGTTCAACTCTTTCATTTGGCTTCAATACAGTTATGTTTTCACCATTAGCTGTATCTCCGTCTGGATTATTGACGTAAATATCGTGTTCTCCAATGTTGACGAAATTTAACGACGACCCTTCAAGAACATCTTCTGGGACAACTACAGTAGAATTACTGTTTGTATTGAAAACATGAAGTATGTCCATTTCTGCTGGTGCGATGATTTCAGGTTTTTCTATTCTTTGAACGACGCCATCGCTTCCTGTAATAGCTTCGCCATTATAATCAAATTCGACGTTTATTTCTGGTGTTGTATCTTCGTTAACGCCAATATCGTTCCAGTTGATTGTTCCTAGTGTTACGATTTTGTATCTAACATCTTGAACCATATCAGCCGCGTCAATATTACCTTCATCAGCATTTCCATTAAGAGTTTTCTTTTTGTATGATTTTGTTACGCCTTCTCTTTCTTCGTTAACTAAATAACCGCTACAAACAGCAGACATGATACCGCTACCAAAATCATCGTAAGGTAAGAATTTATAGTAATAGTCTTTTGATCTTTCTATTGATTCGTCGCTCAATTCTATTATATTAAGCAGTCTTCTAGTATCAGTCATTAGATATTCTCTATGATAGTTAGTTTTCTTTGATACGTCTGGAACGAAGCCTGATACATCTCCTGTGTATATATCCACTTTATAAACATCTTTATTTGACAAAGGTGAAGAACAGTTAAATACAATCTTGTTAAAAGAAACTTTTTCTGGTAAAACCGTCATAGCAATTCCAGAGAATCCTATTTTGCCTGTAGGCACAGCGTCTAAATCAGCAATTCCCATTGGATTGTTTTTAGTTTTCGGCAGCTCTCTTCCTTCATTTATTCCATAAGCTGTATAATGCTCTAATCCAAAACTTTCTTTAGATTTTGATTTATCAACATTCTTATTATAAAAGTCCAGTAAGTCTCCATATAGATTGACATAAGCCTCGTAGTCTGGATCTCCATCACCTCTGTAATTGATAGTAATTCCAGCAACAGAAGGAGTCGCTCCTTCTTCAATTCCATTAAATCCTGTTGCACTTAAAAATGCAGATACTATGTCTCCATAAGAAACATCTCTTTCGTCTTCACTTCTAAGTATAGTACCAGCACTATCTCTTAATCCAGAGCCAGTAATAATATTGTTTGCGCCACTGCACCATACAGCTAATCTTTGGTAGGATTCGTTTCCGTAGATACCAGAAAGAATTTGATACGGCGAATCTTGGTAAGAGTCGATAACTTCAATTTCTTTATACGAAGGAGGAATGTTTGTCGCTTGATAAATTCCAGTAAAAGATTTGCCATTAGTATCTTCGATTTTGATTCTCAATCCCAAGTTTCTAGAAGCTTGTACGTTTTGATAGTTACTTTGCTCCTTGCTTACTAATTTCTTATTAGCATTTTCATCTATTCTGTAAGAAAATCCTTGGTATTGTTTTACAGTCTCTAAAACCGCGCCACCTTCATTGATGATTTCCAAAGTTACTTTTGGAGGAAACTCGATAAAAGGATTGCGCCTCATCTGATCAATGTTAGAAACTATTCCGCCTGTAGGGTCAATATACTTCCATCTAAATGTTAAATCGGCTGATGTAAAGTTTCCTACTCCAACTCCAGTAAAACAAGAAGCGGAAGATTTGTAACCAATATTATATCTCAAGCTATCTGTATCAGCTGTATCTAATTTGATTCCACTAACCAATACAGAATTAACCGTTGTTCCATCAATCTGCAATGTTGGATCTGGTAAAACTTGAATAGCGATTGACGCAGCGCCATCAGACAAAAATTTGTAAGGAGTAATTCCTTGACTATAAACATCAATATCGTATTGACCCCATTTTTCGTTGATTGGTATAGTTACCTTATTTACTCCAGACGCTACGGCAAAAAACTCAGTTAAAGCAGAATCATTACTATTTGAGTAATCTGGTCTGCTTACATAAATTTTATAACCGTTAATAGGAGTGGTTGTTACTTGTTGCCAAGTGATATCTAATCCAGTTCCTCCGTATATTCCTGTATTTGTGATAGCTGATACTGGATCTGGCTTTATGATTTTATCATAAGGCGAAGTAACATATTGGCTTGGTGAATTATCTGCGATTTCCCTCTCTACAAAGTTTTCTTTATCCGGCATATACTGCAATCCAACAATAGCGTACTGATTAGCCTCTTCTTCTTTTGTAGCGATAGTTTTATAATATTTAGGTTCAACTCCCGAACCACTTAATACATAACTGCTTCCAGCTGAAAGTAAATCTAAGTTTCTGGCTGACGTATCTACGTTTAAATTATAATAACCAATAGGATAACCAGTTCCATATACTAATCCGCTATAACCTAAACCCAAACCTTCCGCTAGCGTAGCTAAATTACTTTCTCCAAGTGGTCCTCCTCCAACATGAATTTTATTTATGCCTAAAGAAAGGAATGTTCCAGTAATATGAGCAGTTGTTAATTCTGTTGTGATCGGTATTTTTTGACCATTTTGTTTTACATAAAAGTTTTTCGGGAATCCGTATGTTGAATATCCTAAAGAATTTCCAGCAGTCCATTTATTCCCAACTTCAAATGTAGTTGGCGATTTATGATCTTGAACACACAAATAAACATTTCCATTATTCTTTACTCTGTCTCCAACTTTGTATGCGAAATCAAATGTCCAATCTTTAAGATTCGTTGCTTGATTATTTCCAATGTCAGCTTGAGAGATTGTGTAGTATGGGCGCAGCTTACTCAAAGCTAACAAATCTCTATAATAGAACGTCAGACTTCCTTGATCACTCAAATTTTTAGAAGCTCTTTCAATAATTCTGTATCCACCTTTGACAAATGCAGCCGCATATCCGAAAGAAGTCGAAGTTGCAGATATATTTTTACCAATTTTAAATACCTCTGTTGCTGCAAGATTTTTCCAATTAGCGTTAGAAGCGGCGTATGAATTACTAACAACCGGGCCTCTTGTGAATATAGCTATTACATTGCCAGTTACCGCAGATGTATATATAGAAGAACCCCATACATCATCTAAATTAGATACTGTTGCAGAGTTAATTCTAGAACCATCAGTAGCAGATATTTCTGCGATAGCGACAGCGTTAGTATTTACTTCTACTTGAGCGGAGCCATTTGCATAAAAGAACGAATTCGATCCATTAAGCTTATAGTCTATTTTGCCTAGCCAGTTATTTGATACAGGAGCAATTAATTGACCTGTTCCAGCTTCTCCAATTAAGTCAATATCAAGTCCAACTTCATTAAATACTCCAGTTACTTGTTGATAAGATAAAGTGTCCCAAGTTGGATTTCCATCAGCTATTGTATTTTCTGGAAATCTGTAAACGATTCCTGTTAAAACGCTATCTCCAGTTGTAACAGCACCAGAAAGTCTTCCTTCTTCCAAATGAACGTCTGTAATTACAGAATCCATTAAAAAATTACCAGTAACAGTCAAAGTGCATCCGTATGCATCATCTTGGACTTGTTTAATATTTAATTGTTTTAATTGACTTTGGCGTCTAGCTCTGATGTTTTCTAAAGTTCCAGTAAAATTACCATCAGAATCATTGAGCGCATTTAAATCAGATACTTTATAATTTCCAGATGGAATGTGGACAAATATTCCAGAAGATAATCCTTGCTGGAACTCTCCATCAATTTTAATTGTTTTGTTAGCCGAATCTACATCGAGAATTCTTCCAAATGTTCTTGCTACATTTTTAATTTCGTCGCTTATCGTAAATAAATCTCCGATTTGGAGATAAGAGCCTTCTATACCTGCGGTAAAGGTTACTACTTCTGATTCGTGCATAGAAGTTGACATAACGTATCTTCCTATGCGCTTCGCTTCTGATCTAGAGGTGCATCCAGCGGCATTAACTTTAAACGGATTTAATCCATATTTGACTATACCTTCCGAATCTTCGACGTATTCTACTTTTGGTTTGTAAAAATCATATCTATCGTTATAAGTAATTTCTACACAGGTGTAACGTAAATTTTTAGCAGTATCTTCGTAATTAAAAACTCCATCTTTTACTGAAGAATTGGCGAACTGCATTACAGCTTGTTTCGGCATATCAGCAAAGAACGAAAAGCCTTCTGTCGTCCAATACAAGATGCCTTTAAATACAGCAGAAATATCTTTTAATACATTGTAAGCTTCATCTTTGTTGTAGAAGATAATGTTACAAGTGTATCTTGGCTCTAATCCGCCTTTGCCATCTGGAACTCCTCTAAATCTTCCGTCATCATCAACGCAATCACAATAACGACCAATATCATAAAGAGTCCATTTATCTACGGCTTTAGAATCAATATAATTACCTAATCCATAGTTAGGATCAGTAATAATGTCATACAATACCCAAGCAGGATTATCTGTCCAAGCGATCTTAAATGTTCCGTCCCAATCTCCATAGTATATTTTATTACTGTCGTAAAAGTTATTGTCACAGAACTGAGTTAATTTAACGTCTGAATCGTGAAGCATACAGAACTTTGCTCCTCCTGTATCTTCTGAG